TATTAAAAATGAGCAGAAAAAAGTTACATACAAGTTTAATGGAGACTCAATTGAGGGTCGACAAGCTGTTGAAATCGATGAGAAAAGTTGAGATATTAAGAGTGCGTCACCTAATTCCTTTGAAAGAAAGTTTGGAGAGGCAGGTGGATTTACAGAAGTTGTCAAGGAAGATTCCTTTGGATATGCGTCACAGGGATTTTTATATGGAGAAAGTCAGCAAAAAAACTTTGGTGGTTGGATAGCTATTAATAAATCTACAGGTGAGTGGACAGTTTGTGAAACACCTAAAGAACATAGAGAATATAAAAAGAAAGCATTAGATACTGCTAAAGATAATATAAAAGCAATCAAAGAAGGTAAACCTTTTAAAAGATGTTATGATGATGTAGCAGAAACTTTTAGAAGTAAACCTACTGGTAATAGAGTTTTGGGTTTTGTATGCTCATACTGCCCATACAAACTTCCTTGTTGGGGAAGAGATAAATTGCAGTTGTTACCACAACAGCAATCTAAAGGTAAGAATCCTAAATGGGTTTGGTACACTGCTGTCACAAACCCTAGGGAGGAAACCGAGGAGTTTAATGGTGGATAGTTTGAGGGGTCTATTCACCATTGACTTTTTAAATTTAGATAATATGCATTTATACTTTGTAGTATTTAAAAATAAAAAAGATAATGATTACAAATTATTTAACAACACTGTGTTTGATGATGAAAAAAAAGCAGAGTACTTTGGTAAGTCTAGTATGAAAAGAGGGTTTGAACATAAAGTATTAGAGTACACTAAGGATAACGTAGATAGATATTGGAATGACAAAAAAAACTAAAGGCACTTTAAGTTTAATTAATTCTGTAAAAGTTATTGTAACACCATGGCAAAAAGGTTTTACTTGTGGTATCATTATGGATAGTAAATCTAAGATGAGTACACAGGAATATGAATTATGTTCTACAATTGCTAGAGGCATGATAAAGATGGCAACTACTGACCCCCAGTCAACGTTTCTATGGGGACTCCGTGGATTTGCTGAAGATAAAAAAAACAATGAGAAAGATTTAACAATTAGTTCTGTTGCAGAGTTTGATGATGAATCTAATGTGGTGGACTTTCTTGAATACTTAAAAATGAAACGAGACAAGGAGTTAAACTAATGGCAACGCACTTAGTTATGGGTGACCCTCATTGCACACCCAAAGCAAGCAATGATAGATTTCTGTGGGCAGGTAGACTTGCGGCAGATATAAAAGCTACTCATGTTATATGTATGGGTGACTTTTGTAGTATGGATTCTTTATCTACTTATGATAGAGCAAAGAAATCATTTGAAGGCAGAAGATATCAAAAAGATATGGAGCACTCACATGATGCATTAGCATTATTTAATAAAGGTTTAGGTAAACATAAACCTAGAAAGATAATGTTACATGGTAATCATGAAGATAGAATAGATAGATTCGTGGATGAAAACCCAGAGTTAGATGGTACATTAAAGATAAGTGATCTACAATTTAAGAAATATGGTTGGCAAGAAGTACCTTACAAACAAATGAAAGTTGTAGATGGCATACACTATGCACACCACTTTCCATCTGGTATTATGGGATCAGCTATATCTGGTGAAAATATTGGTAGAACTCTATTGACAAAGCACAAGGTTTCTGCTACGGTAGGTCATAGTCATTTATTAGATTACGCTATGTCTACATTACCTAATGGTAAAAAATTACATGGGTTATCTGCTGGCTGTTATTTAAGTCACCCAGAGCATTTTGCAAGAGATACCCAACATATGTGGTGGAGTGGATTAATAGTTAAAAGAGAAGTTAAAGATGGTAATTATAATATTGAGACTATTGATATTAAAACTATTAGGAGAGAGTATGGCAAAAGATAATGTCAATGCACCATCACATTACTTACATGGTAAGAAAGAAACTATTGATGTAATTAGTGATGTCATGACAGCTAGTGAGTTTCATGGGTATCTAAAAGGTAATATATTAAAATATGTTGCTAGATATAGATTTAAGAATGAACCACTAGAAGATTTAAAAAAAGCACAATGGTACTTAAACAGACTAATACAGGAGGTTAGTAATGGGTCAAGTTAAACAAGCAATAATAGAAGTAGAAGATTTTGTTGCAGGGTGTTTGAGAAAAGGTAGAACCTTAAATCAAACTATTAGAGATGCAAGAGAATCTGAGTCTGCTAAATCTAATCCTTATCTTGATGATGAGGAATTAATAGAAGATAAATACTATCAATTTAAAGGAGCACAATAATGGCAGTTAGAGATTTATTGATAGATGCTTTACTAAAAAAATATAATGCACAAATATCTGATGCTACTTCAAAGATATTTATTTATTTGCACAGCCCAGTAGCAATAGGAGAACATCCACAATTTACAGAGGAGTTAGATAAACTAGTTAATGTAGTATCTACTGCTGAAGAAAATATAAAAACAATAAATAAACACTTTGGAGAACCAAATGCCTGATGAGAAAGAAAAACCACAACAACAAAAAGCACAACCTAGAGTTTATACTATAAACTCAGAACAGCTGATGGATATCATGAGATACCTAATGACTAGACCATATGGTGAAGTTGTTAAACTTATGAATACTTTGTCTACTTTAAATCCTCAAGGATTTAACGGAGGTGACGATGCCAGAAAAAAATAATATAGATAAGTTTACAGGTATACTATTTGAATTAAAGATTGGATTAAATAGAGACAATGCTATCGTGATTGACTACGGTGGTAAACCTGTTGGTAAAATTAGAGAAGCATTAAAAGGTTATCCGTATCATGGCAATCTTTGTGCAGCTGTAATAAACCATGCTAACTCTGTTGGGAGAAAACTTCAAGATGATATTAAAACCATTATACAAAAAGTTTAAGAATTTGGTTGACCAAAAAAAAAGACACCCAGAGTAAAAACTCTGAGTGTCTTTATCGTTGCCTGCAGGGGAGTCTTTATGGCTCCCCTTTTTTATGCGAGTAATCTATCTGTTTGTGTTTTAGCTTTACTTAATTTAATAGGTTTGCTTAATATATCTTTTTGTAATTCTTTTGGTATTCTCATTTTAATGATTTCATGCATGTACTTTAGATCAGGTCCTTTTTCATCAAAGTATTCAGATATAAAAGAATTATAGCTATTTATATCTGTGCCACCTGAAGGGACAACTTCTGATACAGGCATTTGTAAATTAAGATTTCTAATATCCCATGCTCTAGCTACACTTGCTAGCTCACCAGCGTTAGATCTAGATATTGCTTCATCTATTTTAGTATCTGGTTTTACCCAAATGTAATATTCTTTATCAAGATTAATGTCTTCGTTTATATTATCATCAATTAAAGTATCTAAAAAAGTTTCTCCTGCACCTCTACCTGTTCTAGTAAATATACTTGCATAATCTGGTAATATGGCATTTTCCCTTCCCCCGATGTAATCCTCACCTATTGGGTCACCATCTACAGTTCCACGCATTAGATTTTCAATTGTTTGTGCTAATACACCATATTTAATTTTACGCAAAACAAACCCATCTCTCAATGCTCTTGTAGTTCTACGAGTTATAGCTCTTGCATCTGATGCTTCCGTAGGTTCATTTAAACCTACATCATCAAATTCTTTTGGCCCTGTTTTTCCAGGTAACTCTACAGTTTCTAATTCTACACCATATTTATTAGCAACTTTTTCTAATTGCTTAAATACAATCTCGTCATAAAATTTTTTTAAACCTTCTTTATCTTCTATTGGCTGGCCATCATATCTATCATATTGTATCTGACCATTAGTTATACCAATGCTATCTAAATCTTTTTCTACTGCTTTCTTTATCATAGCATTTAATACTAGCTCTACATACTTTTTAGATTCAGTTATTGGTAAGGGGTTTAAACCTCTATTATCTACAACTTTTTGTGCAGCTTCTTCTGTTTTATAAGATCCTTTAGTGACTAAAGTATTCTTATCAAAAACATAAAAGTTATTACTCATTAATCTAACTTCAGGTACACCACGTTCACTTGCTATATCTCTATCTGGATCTATAGAATATAAAACATTAGGATTATCCCTAGCAGCTATTAAACCTTCGTCTTTAAGTTCATCATCAGATTTACCTTCAAGTATACTTACTGGTGTAGATTTAACAGCATAATTAGGATAAAATTTTTCTAAAAAATCTGATGTAATGTCACTACCTTTTATTATAATAAAGTCTTCTTTAGTCCCTCTTTTTTGTATATTCTGTATAGCATCAGATTGTATTTCATCTATGATAAAAGTATCTTCTAATTGTCTAGATGCACTCTTTAAAATTTTATCATCATTACTTAACTTTACACCATCAGCTTCTTTTGCATTTAATCTTTTTTCTACAGCATCAGCATTAAAGTATCCTGTCTGTGCTCTAGCATGTGCTATGGCATTCTTTGCATACTTTAAAGGGAAATGTGCTGTATCTGCATCACCTACATTTAATTCTTTTACTTTTCCTTCTTCATCAAAAGATATATTATCTACTTGAAAAACATATTGCTCTACAGTAGATTTATACCCTTCTAAACTTTTTCCAGATATAACATCGTCTGGGTTAGGGCCATCTTGTGAAATACTAACAGCTCTTTTACCGCCTGCACCACCTATAGAATACTGACTAAAATCATATTGATCTTCTAAAGGTACTTCAACTACTTTTAATTTATTTGCAAAGTTTGTCTGGTCTACAAAGTCTAATAACTCTTGTTTAGTTATAGACTCATTACCTTGTAAAAATTTATCTAAGCCTAAGAATTTAAGTTCTTGCTTGTCCCCTTGTATATAACTTTTCCATTTATTCTTGGTAAGTTTATTTGGTTTAGCATCTTTAATAGATTTAGCAACACGAGAAAAAAACTCTGGTTGGTCACCCATCAGTGCCTTTGCAGTTTGTTTTTCTGTTTCTGTTAGTGGGCCAAATTCTACTTTAGGTTCTAATGCTTTTTTTGTTTTATCACTTTCTGATAATTTTTTAGATACCTGTAATGCTGCCTCTGTTGCTAATTCAGTTCCTAAATCTGGACCT